TTCGACCTCCTTATGTGCGTACTCATCCAGGAACCCGCGAACCTGATCGACGATCGCATCGTTATCTGACATTATCACTTGTCATTAATACGACAGTAATCTCTAAATAGGTCAGAAATCAATTGCTGACCAGGAGGTGGCTCTAATTTCTTTTTTCTCGATTTCTTTGGTGGTTTGTGTGCCTCGATGATCTCACCGAAGATTTCATCTTTTGGCGACTCCACGAGTGGATCGAGCAAATCACACACTGGTCGTAAGAACTTCTTCAAAAAGTAATAGTGATAATCGATGGGGATGTTGTTTTCCTTGACGTACACGGGATCCTCGCTCTTCTCGTACGCCATCGCCTTCGGATCTCCGGTGTTTGTGAGTAAGTATGGCACGCGATCTCCCGATTGCGGTTCGCTCCCGGGTTTGCGTTCGCGCATTCGATCACGACACTTGACGTGCGCCAGGTTCGGGTTCTTATAGCGATCACCGAGCTGTGCGCTCAGAATGAGCTCCTCGTTGGGGACATCACCGGTCAACAGCTCGATCGCTCGTCTGCGCGCGAGTGTGATCGGCGTGTCCGTTTCGCTGGACTCGAGGATGACGTCGAGGAGCTCCTTGAGCACGCGCCTCACGTGCGGTGTGTTATCGCGTCGAACCAGTGAGAGGCCCTTGACATCGATGTATTTGAACTCAACTTGACCGGATTTACCCATCTCCCAGAGTTTGGCCGCGTAGCGCTTCTTCGAGTATAAAAAGTACGGGCAGTAAACCTTCTCCAACTCGAGGTCGTTTGGTTTCTTAAAAAGCGCCGTGCACTCTTTTGCCGCGCGTTCGCCGAGCTCCCAGCTGTAGTCGATGGCATCTTGACCGGTCCGGCCCTGTACGTCGAATTCCACCATCACAGAATCGGTATCTGAAAAAGGTTAGTTTAAGTCGAACGATAATGATAATGATAACGCGTACCTCCGTATCGCACTTTCGCCCCAGGGAAGTTCGCCTCGACGTAATTTTTCGTGTCTTCAATCATGGAACGACCCTTACGCGTCGTCGTGGACGCGATGGCCATGAGCGGAAGTATGCCCTTCGACGCGCCGGTGAAACCATACATGCTGTTCATGCTGATCTTATAAGCCAGTTGTTTACCGTTGTAGACCTCCTTCATGGCGGATGACGTCGCGTTTGCCATATCCCTTTTCGCCTGCTTTCGAAAAGCTTTCAGATCATTCAAAATCGCAGGGAGCACGCTCGGGACGTTCTGTGCAAACCGATGGTCACCGAACTGCTCGTATTCAATACCCGGGATGTTGCCATACTTGTGAGTGTCCATCACGAGCGTACTGTAACACAGATTGTGCGCCATCATGATGCTCGGATACAGAGACGCAAAATCAAGCGCGGTGATGGGAGTATAGTACGCTCCCTTCTCCGCGTCGAGGACAGTCGCGCCTTCGTACCCTTGTTCCGGAGTGCTCCCATACTCGAGAGCCGGTACCTTAAAACCGGATTCCAGTGCTTTCTTTGTCAGTTGACTGAAAACCTTGATTTGTTGTCCCCGTTCGACCAGAAAGCACAGCGGAACCCACGTCGCCTTTGCCATCTCTAAAAGATTCAGAAGCGTACACAGCTTCTTCAAGAGTCTGTGTGGAAGCAGCGTATCCTTAACACAGTACTCTGCAACCTGCCTCAATTTGATGGGGTCACCCTCCTTGAAGCGAGCAAACATCTCCTTCGGTGGCATGTCGATCTTTTGATCGCCTAAATAGAGCTTGGACACGTTGTCGAGCTTGTAGCTGTCGAGCTTGTAGCCCTTCTTGACTTCCCCAAAGAGATCGAAAACAAACCGTCCGGGCATGGGGATCAGTTTGAGTGTGTTGTCACCCAGTGCCGATGAACTGAGGCGTTTTTCAATCATATCGCATGTACGATTCTTAAACCGCCCGAACATCATGACGTCGTGCACGCATGTGTTCAGCACAGCGCGTTTGTATATGTATTGTAAATCGAATCCAAAGATGTTCCAGCCCGTGAGCACGTCGCACGACATCTCTCGAACGTACTCAGTGAATGCGAGCAACATCTCTTTCTCTGTGTCGTAACTCAGGATGCGCGTACCGTCGCCTATGTTTGGATCGGTTTGTTTGTAACAGAAGCACACTTTGTCGTACGGTGTGTCTTCACCGAAGCGACACAGAGAGGCTCCGATTTGAAAGCACGCGTCCATGTACAAATCCGGGTTGGGGAACTTTCCCGTCGATGAGTTTGTTTCGATGTCGAAAGAACACACAACGAAGGGTGCGATATCGTCGCGGGCGACGGGCTTGAGCGCCTTCCAATCGCGACAGAAAAGATCGATGTCGACGTGCGCGATGTTATTCTTACCACACGCCACGCTCGCGTCGAGCCACCCCGTGCTTTGAATCCCCGTCTCGTGCATCAGGCGAAGTACAGGGTCTAGATTTGACTCGTACACGCGAAGTTTCCGCGACCCACCCGTGAGATGTATGGGTTTCTTCAGGATGTAATTGGCGCGTCGCCGCGACGCGAGGTTCGCAAAGTCCAGGCGCAGAAAGTTGATCTCTTCGTTGTTCGTGAATCCCCATATGTCTTTCGCTTGCACGACGGAACAGCTCACGAGTCCACCCGGACATCTCTCATCTATCGCGGCGTAGATGGATCGTCCCAGCGACATCCCCGCGTGACCGAGTCGCACGTAAAAGTATGGAAGGACCTGCGTCGTGACGCACACAGAGCGACCATCCTCCGTCTTACCGAAGATCGATACGTGGTGCTGGATCGTCTCTTCATCGAGGACTTCGTCGCGCGCTTCCCAGGTGATGGCCTGGAAGACGACCATCCTCTTTGTGAGGCATCTCGCGATTTTTTTATATTGATGTTATAATAATAACAATGTCGTCGGGTCTCGTGTCCCTTGTGGCTCGAGGTGAACAGGACTCGCACATAACGGGAAATCCGTCTATCAGTTTCTGGAGACAAAATCACAAACAACACACGAATTTTTCCATCAAGCCCGAACAATTGAATTTCATCGGGAACTTCGCTGCCAACCAGGAGGTCACCATCCCGATCCAATCGAAGGGCGATCTTCTTTCATATGTGTGGCTTGAGTGGCCCGAGGTTGGTTCGGCGCGAAACAATACCAAGGGCTTGCACTCCCGCGACCAGAACCCGACCGAGATCTCGCTCTGGATCGGAGGTCAAAAGGTCGTCGAGATGGATACGCTCTACATCCAGGGCGTGCACAACGTTCTCTACCGCGACGGCGATGCGTCGTGTGCGGTGACGACCAACGACGTTCTCGATAACGCCAAGGGTACGAACAACAATGCCGATCACTACGTCCTTCCGTTCTTCTTCTCGCAGGACTGGACGAAGGCCCTACCGCTCATCGCGATGAGCAACTCGTCGGTCGAGATTCGCATTCGGTGTCGACCGGGTCTGAACATCGGCAGCGTGACGCCCAAGGTGTACGGCACGTTCGTCTACCTCGACGAAGCCGAGCGCGAGTTCTTCACGTCGACGCAACACGATCTTTTGATCACTCAGGTTCAGCACCAACCGGCGTCGAAGACCGACATCGACTACGACTTAACTTATTTCAATCATCCGTGCAAAGCGTTCCACATCGTGAGCGGCGAATCGAACGGTGCTCTCTGGAGTACCGAGTGGAATTTCGAATCGGCGACGTTGTACGTCAACGGTCTCCCGTTGTCCGACGCCATGAGCGACGTCTACCATCACACCGTCGTCGCTGAAAAGCACACGAGCGGTCTCCCGAGCTCCGCGCTCGACGGCGTCCCCGTATACACGTGGCCGTTCGCCCTTAACTTGAACAAATCCCAACCCAGCGGGTCGCTAAACATGAGCCGCGTGGACACGGCGAAGATCTCGCTGAAGTCCCCGGCCAGTGGCGCGGGCAACTCCACGCTCCATCGCGTCTATGCGGTTAATTGGAACGTGCTCAGAGTTAAGCAGGGGCTTGCCGGTGTCGCCTACGGTTCGTAAACCGTCAACCACCTCAGAAAAATCATTATCGTCACATTTATTAGGTACAGACCTAATAAATATGATTCTCGCATTCTTAGCATGCTTCATCGTGTGGAAGTGCTGCATCAGTAAACAAAATGTCATCTATTGATAGACAGGATGCGGAAGCCAGGCGCCGCCGTTTTCGCTATGGTAAACGTCATGCTCATGGCGCTGTGCGTGGGCGCTACAGCGGCGTTTTTCACCGGAATGATTCCTAACACGTCGCGATTCGTCGCTCGTCGGTACAGATTGAAAAAACTGAAGGTGGCGCACGACGTGTACCTTGAAACCGTCAAAGACAGACAGGCGAAACACGACGCACTGCGCGCGTCGAACGAGTACGGTGAGTTTGAGAATTCACAAGAGGGTTTTGAATTCCGCGTGGGTCTCACGAAACGACGCCTTCCCGTGTACGATTGGTGCCGTGATAACCACCTGGTGTTCAAGACGTTCACGGAAGAGAACGGGGAGTTGGCGAAAGGCGCGCTCGAGGTCACGGGCGTCGACCTCAACACCGAAAAGCTCGTTGAGATCTGCGAGGGTGAGACGGATGATGTAGAGATTTTGAAGAACGATGCTCGGTATCCGAATTCAAAGGTCAAATTCTAGTTACCCGTCGACCCAAACCCGGACGTGCCGCGTTCGGTCGCGCTGAGGGCGCGGTCAGTGACAACGGTCACGTCGGGCATCTTACATCGTTCGATGATGAGCTGTGCGATGCGGTCTCCCGCCTTCGCCGAAAACGTGTCCGACCCGTGATTGAAAAGTAAGATTTTGACTTCGCCTCGGTAGTCCGCGTCGACGACGCCCGCGCCAACTTGGATGCCATGCCTGACGGCGAGTCCCGATCGCGGGGCGATGCGTCCGTAGGCGCAATCACCTGGAATTTCGAGAGCAATGCCAGTAGACACGAGATGGCGAACTCCAGGGGCAATTTCAAAACCCTTGTCGCAATACAGATCGTATCCAGCAGACAAAGCACTACCGCGAGTAGGAACACGCGCACCATCGTGGAGTTTATGCACTAATAAGTCTTGCGTTTGGCACGATCGGGTCATCTTGTACCCAATGTGATGCGCTCTCTTTTAAACCACTGATGAAAAGATGATGAAAGATGCCATCTTTTTATCAATTGTTATTGTTACTCACTTACTTTCTTTTTGCTCACGCGGTATACTTTCCCGTAAAGAGCCCACCACGTCGAGGTCGCCGCGGGGACGCGGCCTTCTTCGGGGACGCGGCCTTCTTCGGGGACGGAGACTTCTTCTTCGGGGACGGGGACGGAGACTTCTTGGCCGCCTTGCGGTTGTACGCGCGGCGCGCGGCGATTTGGTTCGCGGTGCTGCGACCACCTTTGATGCACTTGCGCCCGGTCTTCGTCTTGGCGCCGTTGACCTTCCGCATGGTACACTTCGTCTTCGGGTAGTAGTTGGCGGTCGTGCGCTTCTTGTACGTACCTTTGTGAATTAAGGTGTTGAAGGTAATGGGGGGGCACTTTTTGCCACATCGCTTGGACACGACGCGGACCTTACCAGTCGGGCTCTTGACCTTGCGGATCACGCGCATTGTACCGTCGGCTTCCTGAATGAATCCGAACCCATTGAGGTTTCGCTTGATAGCCATTGTGTTTGTTGTTGTGATATTATCCAAGATTTTTTTTAGTCGGCTGGGGCTGGCCTGGACTTACCGAGTCGCACGCCAGTGATTGCTTAAAAAAAACACGAGTAATGAATAAGAGAAGAAGATGTCCTTTCACTTCATTTCACCGTTGTCTGAGCCGAAGACGTACTTGACCATGGTCGACGGCGCGGGTAGACCTCGACTCATGGCGTTTACGGAAGCACACATCGCCCGAACGTGCATTCGGTACATGGCACGGTACAAGGCGAGAAATGGACACTGGCCGAACATGGACCTAGAGCGACGCGTGAATGTCAGGGTCAGAGACGCCGACGTAAAAATAATTCACCCCGCATCGATCGCGAACACGTTAGGGGTCGTCGAGATGTGCGAGGAAGACGTCTGTTCGATAGGCAGACGCGCGAACGCATCGATCGTGTGGGTACACAACTTTCAGGTCCTACCACAGAAATACAACGGTCAGATAGAACAGATCGCATTTCAGGGACGAGAAGGCGACGCCAGCGTGAACGAAGAAGAGTTCCGGTGCGTGCTCTCGACGCTCATCGAAGTGTAAATAAAAATGTGGCCGTGACTTTATGGGCCTCACCAAGAGACAGTTGGATATCGCCGCTCGCTGGTACCTCGGCGCCGGTGTCGCGATCGTCACGGTTCTCGATTCGATGAACAATATCGAGCAAATGTTTACCGAGAAAGGCGTCACGGAAGGAGCGACCGATCGCGAACATCTCAAACGCATATTGGATGAAGTTACGAGCATCCAGGAGATCCTCGAAGATGTTAAGATCGGGTTAAAGAAGAAGATCACAGTTCTCACATAAGAAGATGTCACTGAGTACGTCGTACACGGATTTTGTTCAGAAGTTCAACCCACGCGACGAAAGCCACGTCATGTGGCTAAAACAAATGGGCGCTGCGATGGGCAAGGCGACGTCTGGTGGGCGAGTGAATCTCGACACCGTCGTCAACGCCAATCCTCTCGGATGCAAGATGACAAACATGTTGGACATGGCTGAGATGCACTTCGGAATCTCGATGAAATACGCCAACGCCGTTTTAAACTGCGACGCGTTCGTGCCCACGAAGGAATGATCTGTATTCCTCGAGCGTGAATTGCTGGTGCTCTGAGCTCTCGTCCATGCGCACGAGCAAGATGTTTCCGTGGACGACCACGTGATCGAAGGGCGGCGGGAGTCTGTTCTCGTTTAGCTCGCGCGCGTCGATCGACTTTATAATGACCACGTCTAACTCCGGCCACTGTCCGATAAACGTCGCTCCACCCTGTAAATGTTTCGCGACCTCGTTCTTCTCCGGGCTGATGTCGAGATCGATCTGTGTGATGGCATCGAGAGTAGGTTCGATGAGGACGGCGTGCATCTCATGTATTACAAGTTCTCAATATTTTTACGTGCACCGTCGAACGCGGATCGGGCGAATGAGTCTCGGGGGCTCCGTACACGGAGGTATGTTCGGGACGGGGGATCCAGGAGGCGAAGACATTTTGCGCGCGCGTCGAATTATGACGTTCTCGAAACATCCATCTTCTAGATTCGGAACATCACGTGAAATTTCATGAGACTGGTTTAAAAAAATAACGCGGACGCTAGGCAAGAAAGATGAACGCCACGCGAGAGTATGCGATCAGAGAATTAGCGGCGTCGTTGGACCTCGACGAGAGCGATAGTCGAGTCATTAACCTCGAGAAGCTTCTGGTGAACCACGCCATCGAAAACGTCCCGAAGAAGCGGGGTCCGCCGGCGTGGGATAACAGCTTCTTCACCGACGTCTACAAACACAAATTCTTGGAAATCAGAGGATATTTCCGACGATCGGAAGATATCAGGAACAAGATCAGAGATAAGGTCATGAAACCGACCGCTCTGTTCGAGATGAAGCCCTGGCAAATTTTACCAGATGGGCCGGCAAACAAGGCACTCGAGAAGAAAATCCACGAAGGCATACGCAAAGAGTATTTTGCGAAAGAGCAAAGGAACCAGGAAGGGTTCTTCACGTGTCCGCGGTGTAAGTCCAAGAAGACGACGTATTACCAACTCCAGACGAGAAGCGCGGATGAACCGATGACGACATTTTGCAGTTGTCTCGCGTGTGACAAGAATTGGAAGTGTTGATGTGATGTAATTTTAGACGTAACAATATCGCGAATTCTCATAGAATATGCCGTCGTACGCACCGCCCATCGCACACTACAGCCAGATGGACGTCTCTGACGTCGCTGAAAGTGACATGTACGCGTTCATCGGGAAACGCGGGGGGCGTTTCTATTGGCTCACGAGATTTCTCCAACTCGATTATCTCTGGTTCGACGCCAAGCGGCGCGTGCTCGAAATTTGGGGCGCACCGCGAGTGCACGCGAATAGACAATCTGAGAATGTCATAAGATGTGAATTGGAGAACTATTTAAAAGGTAGAGGCGACCAGAAGGTATAAGAGGGGAGAGAGATGACGTTCAAATTATCTGACATCACCGATCCACCACCGACGACATCTAACGAGTCGGGCAAGCGACTTCGACAGCCGGTGTACCAACACGAGGTATATCTCGCGGCGCTGGAGAAGAATTACAAGGAGTGTGGAGTACCGTTCGATCGCGCGGATTTCGAACCGATCACTCAATCGCGCGCACCGAGCCCGGAACGCCCGGACGTCTTCGAGTCCCCGCCGATGGACCAAATATATCTCAAGCTCAGGTGCACGAAGAATCGTGTACACGTGAAGATCGACACGTCGTTGTACGATCTGCACGAGAAATACTACGCGCGGGGTAAGGCACCGCCGTTTCGTTCTCTCGCAGCGGCTTACAAATCGATGGGATTCCCCAGGAGTTACATCGAAAGCCTCGAACGAGGCAAACATCGCGCGAAAGAAATCTTTCAAAACCCTAAGCTGTTAAAACTTCTCGAGACGCCAAAGAAGAAACCCTCGAAGAAAGCGAAGAAGGAAGAGGTCGTCGTCACAACACGACACGAAGACGACGACGCGGTCGTCTCGGACTCGGACTCAGAGGCCAGTGATTCCGAACCACCACCGTCAGAGGACGGCGAAGGGTACGACGTC